TGCAACACCCATGTAGTACCCTACAAAACCTTGAAGCTCGGCATTGGTTGACAGACCATTCCAAGCAGCTTGGTTAGCAGCCTTAAAACCTGAGTCAGCTAAAAGAGTAATCTTTTGCTGTGGGGAGATAAGACATGCCCAATAAGGCATACCGTTTTCAGAAACGATCTGAGGGATCATACGTTCCATCAAAACAGGATTCATATATTCAACGATGTCGCTTGTTAAACCGTAAAGTCCACTAGCTGCGGCGGTATCGAGATGTGCGTTGGTCTTGGTAGACCCAGCAGTACCGGCAGAAGTTAAGACTCCACCATCGTTATAGTACCAGTTTGGATGATAGCGTTTGTAGAGACCTTTACCATCGTCAGCAGTTCCAACGGACAGATTCTCTCCAACACCTTCATAGAAAGCGCGTGAGACATCCTGGTTATCATACTTACTTAACCATTTGCTGAGTTGTGGCGTGGCAGCCTCGATCATGTTATAGATTTTAACGTATTCATTTGCCATTGCACCAGACTGAGCCATAACAGCTTTACGAGTCTGATTTACATAAAGACGTAAGAAGTCGAGGTCTTGGTCTTCACCAGTACCTTCAACAACGGTGTCACCAAATACAGGCGCACCCGACAAGTCCATCCGCATTGGCAGTAACATATTGTCACGACCCTTTTGGATAAATTCGGTCATCATTTCAATGGGTTTTCCTGAAGGACGTACAAGGGTATTACCATTGTCATCCCGTGAGATGTCTGTAGCACCAGACCATCTTGCCCAGATAGTGTTGAACCAAGACTCGTTAATCGTCTTGTCCCGTAAAATTGCAACATTGGCAGAATATGCTTGACTAGCATTAGTTGCGGAAGCCATAGTTGTTTTCCTTTTACATTAGTTGTTTCAGTTTGTCTTGGAGCGCAGCTACTTGTTCAGGTGTGTGCGTGGCGACATATTTCTTCATCTCAGAAGGGCTAGAAATGAGCTTGTCTATGCTAACATAGTTCCCAGATGTACCAGGAGCAGAAGCGTCTACACCTGCTTGCGGTTTCGCGCTTGCAGTCATAATATCAGTACGAGCTTTAGCTTCAGCCTTCATCTCGGCAGATTTCACCATGCGTTCAGCGCCATAGATAGAGAGCATTGCGTGTTGGTAAGACCTCTCGGTTAACTTACCGTTCTCCAAGTAGTTATTTTCAGCTACGGCATCAACATTAGTAACTTCTTCAGCAGTCAGTTCATAGTCCTTCTGTAGCTTATCCTTTTGTGCTACCTTGAAGGCTTTGTTTTCACCTGACTGAACGATTTCACGAATAGATTCAGCGTGAGACTTTGTACTGTACTCATCACTTAATTCATTCACTAATCGCTGTTGATTGCGTAACTCTTCTTTTGAGACTACATCAGGATCTATGTCCATCAGCTTTTCACGTTCTTGGTCAAGAAGGGTTTTAACTTCAGAAGCCTTGAGTTGTTCCCTCAGTTCTTCAGGAGTGAGATTGACTTTATCAAGCTGCTTTTTTAGGTCAGCTTTTTCATTGCCCATCTCACTAATCTTCTGTGACCCTGACTGCACCATAGCAATCAGTTCTTCTTGTGTCTTGCCTTTGTACTCCTCAGGAGCCTCGTATTCAGCCTCGGTTACGACTTCTTCCACTTCTGCCTTGTCCTCCACAGCTTGTCCCTCATCGGGGTCTGCTTCGGGTGCTTCCTCAGATTTATCGTCACCAATATGGACTAATAGTTCATCACCTTCCTCTTTAAATTGTTCAGGTTCAGGTGTTTCTACTTTTTCTTCGTTTACAATTTGTTCTTCTGGCATAATTACCCCTTACTTGTTCTTAAGTTTTCTCAGTTGCGCCTTTAGCTCACGGGAAGTATTGTTGTCTTGTCCGTTTGGGTCTTGCGCCTTGCGGATTCGCGCTTCAAGGCTCTCTATTTTCCTTGCCCTAGCGTCCGCTACATTTATGACTTTGTCAAGTTTGCTGCGATATAGGTTCCAAACCCTATAGCGTTGTTCGGCCTTTATGTCTGCACTAGAAACGCTTGAATTATTTATTTTCCTAAGTTCAGCATCTCTTTCTTCCCTGATTTTAGCTAACCTGCTCTTGCTAGGCATTTGGCGTTCCTCTTGGTTGTTCTAGTTGTTGCGCCCCTTGAGCGCCTTCTATTACCTGTGCTGTTTCAGCACCCGCCCTTTGTACTGCGGCGTCTTCAAACTGTTGTCCTAATATTACATCAAGCCATTGCATCCATTCATCTTTACCCTCAATAGGTGCGGCATCTACAAGCTGTTTAGGCGGTACAAGCCGTGGGTCAATCCCTGAAAGTACGTTAGCAAGAGCTAAGAGTTGGTTGAAATGATCTTCTCTCTGTAATGTGTTATCTTCACCCTCATCAATCTCTACGAACATGCTTGGGTTGGAGACATCATTAAAAACTTCACCGGCAATATTCAGATTGATAATTTCTTGTGAGTATATTCCTGCCGCAGTTGGCGAAGACTTCAAATCTAATACGCGCATATTCTCAGCATAAACCCATGAGAAGTTGTCAACGAAATCAGCCATTAACGCCTTGCGGAGTTTAGAGCGATTCTTAAAGTGTGGGTTTACAGAGGCGGCGGCCTGTGCGACCTTGTTTTCAAAGAGGACATTGGACTCACCTGATTTACCACCCGTTCCCTGTAGCTGTTCAGTAACAGAAGAAACTTTATGTGAGTATGCTTCTGCGTGGTCTGTAGAGCCAAGAGACATCGGATCAATAATAGCAGGAGCGAGGACTTGAGGCATGTTGTTTTTCATGTCTTTTAGCCCAACTCTTTGTCCAGGTTGATTACCCTTGCGGTCTATAATTTCATTGGCTTCCTTTTCTCTAGTGGAAGTCATTAGCATACCTGAGAGGTGTTGGGTTACATAGTCTCGGTTTTGAGAAACACCCTTATTTACATCGTCTTGCATGTCTTTAAGAAGCCCCATAAGGCTTGCGCCCTCAATAACTTGGGTATTGTATTCAAAAGACCACATTGGGAATATGTCAAAATTTGCTGAAGGCCATTTAGCGGCCTCATCTACTACGGTCAGCCAGTTAAAATGAGGTACTGAGATTGTTATGTGTATGCCTTCGGTTGTACCCTCGGTAATTTTACGAGCGCCTTTTAGTTTACGGAACTCTTTGCTAGAAATAGTGTGAATGCCTTCTCCGTCCGAGTAGGTGATGGTCTTATTATAGACCCTCTTTTGCATTTCAACGACCCTGTACTTGCCATTCTCTTCGTTAAAGTGTGCTTTACTTGAGTATTCGCTGTCGGTGAACCTTTTCAGGAATGATGCAAACTTGTCTTTCCATGCTGTCTTTTTCTCTTCGGTAAAATCTGCCCTATCTCCAAAACGTGCAATCAGTTCTTCAATAGTGAGCAGTTCTTCTTTTAAGATCCACGGGCATTTCTCAAGTGCGTAGTCAGAATTTAGCGTATCAGGGGCGTAGCGAACCCTCATTGTGTTCTTGACTTGGTAATCAAAGTCCAAATAACCCATTGAGTTTACTTTAAATCTTCGTTCAATAGCTCCACCCATTTCTAGGGTGAGAGCATCTATCATAACCGTATCTAATTTTTCTTCAACATTCTGTTCATCGTTAATGGCGTTCCATCGGCCTTGGATGATATTGGCTACGGCGGCTTGTTCACCACCCTCATGAGCTCTTACCCTTGCTCTACGCCTAAACTGTTGTTCGTTCCCAAGCAGGGTTGCGAATAGTGGTTGAATTATGTTATAGCGAAGCAATGGTTTCTTGTGATTGAGGGCGTCTGCTTTTTCGTCAGACGTATATGGGTCGTTATTCAGATAGCGCATACCCTCTTCAGAGTCAGCAATAGCTTTAGCGTAGGCGTCATCTGTGAGCGTCCACGCTTTCATCATTTCAAACCCTATATCTGTTATTCCCTCTGGTCGTCTTATACTGATTTCCAGGTTCCTCCACTTTCGTTACCGTCTAAGTTATCACCTCCCAAAGTATCCATCCAACCCTTTTTTACAACTTTTTTTGGTTCGGAGTGTCCAAGCACCGCCATAATCAAATATTTTCCTGCGTCAAACGGGTGATCGTCTGCCTTTGTGTCCACATCTTCAGGGTCGGTTTCTTTTGCAGGAAGGTTAGGGATTGACTCGGTACAGTAGGTGCAATTACTTGTGAATCTTAGTTTAGGCCGTATATCGCTAGTGTTCCATTGGTCTGAAGCAGACAAGACATCTTCTATCCCTTCAGGGAGAGCGAGAGCGTTATAAAATAGTTTAGCTCCTGCCTTACGATCATTATTCCCTGGCGTTAAGTCAATACCTTCATCTGCGTAGAAGTCGGCAGGGGAATAGAGCATCCCGTCTTTTTCACTCTTTTTCGTCCAGTAAGCAGGGTCAGCAATCTCCTCATCAAAGTCATCAGGAGTGAACCCCCACCTTTCCTTCGTTTCTTGGTTGACATACTTCGCCTGTTCGGAAGCTGCGTAGCCTGTACCGAATATTTCATCGAATATAACAATCTCCCCAAGCGAGTTGACTGCGCCCAACAGACAAACGAAGGGCGCTTTCGTTCCCTCATCGTAACCCCTTACGAGGGTGTATTCTACTCTT